TGGCTTAAACTCAGAGTTTTTACTTGCTATTTCTCTGTAAGAGTCATAGTTATAAATCTGTGATACAGGACCTGTATTTTGACATAAAAAGTAATACAATTCTAAGTAAGGTCCAGTGCCAGTTTCTAATGGTCTATAAATGACAATATCTATTGATCCGTCTATAGGTACTAATATCTGTTTAGGGAAGCCTACAGGGAAATCGTTAAGATATGTTGTTGTTGTCGTAAATTCACCAGTATTGTCTAAGTATTGTGCAGAAGAGTTATCGTCAGGTATAATCCTAACCCAATATCTAGCAGTACAGTTGTACTTATAATCAGACCATCTTACGTTTAAATAGTCACCAGCCTTAACACTATTACCGAATGACCTAATAGCTCTAGTGTTTTCACCAGAATTAGTGGTAGTATCTGTTGTATATAATCCTCCTTCGGTAGGGCTTAATTTAGTAGCTACCATACCTGTTTCAATCCATGAATCAGGATTATTTGTTCCTGACCATGACAAAAACCATGCGTTAGCAACTAATTGCTTTACGTTGTATATAGGGCTAAATTGAGTGTAAGATTTTTGTGCTCTATTGAAACTAACCATTAAAGATTGGCTAATTTGTTTAAAATTATTACTGCCATCTATAGCTACCGAAATAGTGTTATCTACTGTTTCTGTAGATTGATAAACTCCTGAACTATTATAAACGTAATAAGCAATGCTAGATTCTCTAGTTAAAGCCCCATATGCCGTTAAATACCACTTATCTTCCTTATAGAAGCACTCCCATCCAAATCTATTACATAAGTACTCAAGTATGTTATAATAGCTTAAATACTCCCCATATTGCTCCATAAGGTAGTTTTTCTTTAGATACATATTTTCTATGTTCCTAGAATCTACATTTGCTGTTTTGTAATATTCATTTACCCATACATTTAAAGTAAACTCTGTTTTAGAAAAGCACTCAATAAGTAAATCCTTTATACTTATGGCATCTTCTGAATTAAACCCAATACCTTGAGATAAGTTAAAGTAATACTTCTTGTTCTTAGTCCTAGATAAGCCGTCTACAAATGTTAAAGTAAGGTTATTTAAAGCTACAGGAGAATATTGTATGCTATCTACAGGCATAAAAAACCCTCTCCATATAACTGTACCCCATGTGTAAGAACCATCATAAGTGCCTTTTGTAATAACTATCATATAGTCATTATCATCTGCTGTAAAGAAGTCTTGCAATAACTCAGCGTAATTAGTACTTTGATTTTCGTTTTTAACAATATTTAAAGTACCTCTTGTTGCTAATATTGGAGTATATGAATTACCCTCCGTATCTATGGTTTCAATGACAAAAGGGTTGTTAGATCCTGTTAAAGGGTAAACAGTAGTACTAGAATACCCATCCTTGTAAATCTGAGCCCTATAGGTGACATTTGTACCGCCAGGTTTGGCATATACATCATCAAATATAATCTCGTATTTTGGGTTTATAAATGCCATTAGAATGTGTTATTATTGTTTCTACTTGTTCTATTTAAAAGTACCAATAAGTCATTACCTGATACTTGAGCTATTAATTGCTCTTTACTTACAGAAGCCATGTCAGATGATATTCCTTCAGTTTGCTTAGTAGGTGTTGGTATTACCGCAGTAGACTCACCAACTAAAGCTGGATTTATTCCCATCCCTCCTGCTACTAATTTCCCAAATGTTGCACCTATTGCAGATATATCTACTAAACCTGCTATTGCTAATAATGTTACAACTATTGCAGCAGATATTGCTACTTTAGCTAATTTCTTTATTAAATCATTGAAAGCTGTACTTAACACGTCACCTATACTAGCACCTTTCTCTATAAGCATATCCATTGCAGGTCCAAGAGTCTGCATCATGCCTAAGCCAAGTTTAAGTAAGAATTGCTCACTTTCCTTAGCCATTTTCTTCATTTCCTTGAACTTGTCCTTAACTGAATCAAACCAGTTCTTCATCCATTCCTTACCAACCTTAAACCCTACTTTGTCAAAAGCTTCTTTAGCTTCTGGCTCTTTAATAACCTCTATATCTCCACCAAGATTCTGATAAGACTGTCCTACCTTTTGCTTAAGTAATAGTTCACCTCTTAGTTGTATAAGTTCTTGTAACTTTTTTATTGCCTCATCTGAGCTTTGTCCAGCTAAATCATCAATAGCAGCATTTAAAGCTTTTATTTGACCTTCTAAATAATCTAGTTCAGACATTTGCCTAAACTCTAAAAACAAAACAGATAACTTTTTAATCTGTTCGTTAAAATTATTCATTGTTTTTTGAAAATCACTTATTGTAACTTCTGCTTCTTTAGTTTTTGTTTTAAATAAACTAAATAAATCTATTGTTTCCTTTTTTGTTTCAGTAAATGCAAATTTAAAAGTTTTAGCAAAAGATTCGGCAGTGCCTTTTGTTTGTGCTTTTATGACATTCGCCATGTCTTTGCTAAACAAGCCTATAACAGCAGCTTTAAAATTATCAACCAAAGAGAATATGTGTATTAGAACATCTACTATTAAATTCGATGCTCTTTTAAGTATATCAACTAATGCAGTTCCTAGTCCTTGCCAATCTCCCTTAAGTACTGATACTATCACCTTAAATAAACCAGCAATTATTTGCCCAATATTTTTAGTTGCACTTATCACTAAATTCCATGCAGAGATATATGATTCAGTAAGAAACTCACCAAACATTTTCCATAACTCAGTTAAAGAACTTACTATTGATTCAAATACAGGCTTTAGTTCTGAATATAAAGCAGAAGCTGCACCATTTATAAAGTTCTTAAAACTATCATACATAGATTTAGTGCTCTTAGACATTTTATCACCTTGCAGTACAAAGTATGTCATGGCTGCTGTTACGGCAGATATAGCTAAGTACAAAACGCCAAACCCCTGTGCTAATGCAGGTATGTTATTTTGAATACCTCTAAATCCATAAGGTAAATCCTGAAGTATCAATGAGATACTCATTATGCCTTTGTTAAACTTTTTAGAAGAGTTATCAAACCCTTTCATGGCATTAGAAGACTGCTTGATGTTGCCTTCTAAAACTTGGAAATTTTTACCTAATTTACCTAATTCTCTATTTATAATATCAGATACAATCTTGAACTCTTCGGCATTCGCCTGTATCTTAATTTTAATTGATTCTTCTACTGCCATTATCCTATCGGTTTAACATTTTTATATTTGTCAAGCACCATCTTCAATTCTTCTTGACTCATCACTTTTTGTTTCACAAAGTTACGATTATCGCAGTCAAGTTGTAATAGGTCAGTAGGCTTGACCTTTTTGTTCTTTGGCAACTGTACATTTAATAGTAAAGTAGTCTGCCATCTTATCTTAACCCAGTCTTGTTCCTCTTGATGCCTTTTACCATACCACACAAAATCTAACTCAGCCATCGTCATGTCCCAAAACAAATGGGGAAGCACTTGGCACTCCCCCATTGTAAATCTTTCAATATCAATCCACTCTAATTTTTTTTTACATCAGAGCCTTTACCTTTCTTTGGTTCTGGTTTATCAAGACCACTTACCATGCTATCAGATAAAGCTTTAAAAATATCCTGGAGCTTATCACTTGTTACACCTCCCATATCATCAATCCAATCACAAACATCTAAGTCAGTAAACTTAGGAGTAATTCCTTCTTTATACAAAGGGTACTCTGCTGCTGATTTTAACAAATTGACAATAGCGTCTAATGTTGAATCTCCGCTTAAAGCTTCTCCTATTTCAGATGGTCCAATCCCCTGAAGTTGACAGAATCTTTTTAAAGACCATGTGCAAAATCTCATAGGTATTTTAGTCCCATCACTTAGGGATAGTTCGTAATGTCCTCTCATATTTTGGTTTTTTTGGTGTTATTATGCGTTTGTAGCCTGAGTCAATACTCCTGTTCCTGTGAAAGATGCAGAGTAAGTAACTGGGCTTTCCATGTCAGCAGTGATGTCTAAGCTCTCTACGAATGCAGAACCAGACCAGATTAAATCACCTACTATTGGAGTAGATCCGTTAGCTGTAGTGAACTTGACAGTTACTGAAGTTCTACCATTTAAAGCAGAGAAAATATCTCCTACTACGTAGTCTGTACCTGTAGGTTCAACTGTAGCAAGACCATCAGTAGTTAAAGTCCAAGAACGCAAACCTGCAATCTCTTCTGCCCATCCACCGCTTTGTTTAGTTGTTGCATCTGGTAAGTCAGCACTTACTGATAAAGAACAAGATGTTGCATGAGCAATTACCTCAGTTCCTACAAGTACTACTAAACTAGTACCATTAAATACGCCTGTTGTT